ATGTTTTTCTTCTTTGCATTGGTCATAATTTTAATATTAATATGGAGATAAGAAAATGTCAGAAAAAAGATATGTCAGCTTATACATAGAAAACGAATATGCTGATAAAATTGAGAAAGTTCACGATAATTCAAAAGAAATAGATGATATAATTTCAGATTATTTGCTAAAAACTAATAGTCTTATTCAAAATGAAATTGAATGTTTATCATCTGAACTGTTATCATTAAGAGCAAACGCAAGCAAATTCAGAGTTGAAATCAAATCTTTATATACTGATTTGAATTTAGAATTAGAGCAACTTTTTGAAACTTACGATAAAACAAAAACTAATTTAATGAAGAAAATAAATTCAATTCGTACTGAAATTATCAAACCAATTTCTAATGATATTACGATGTTAAAAAAAGAAATTAGAGATATTGAAACAGTATATCAGATAGAACATTTTGCAAATGCTATTAACAAAATTCAATATTTAGATAGTCGAACTTTGGAAATTATCGATATACTTAAAATTCATTACAAAAAAGAAAATGAAAAAGTTCAACAATTAGAAAGTATAAAATAATGGAAAATAATAAAACAATTATTCCAAGCAAGAACGGGAATAATACAGCAATAACAAAACCATCTCAAAGCGGTTTAAAATCATTTTCGGGATTAAAAGCAGAGCAAATAAGCACAGCGTTAAGCGGTTATAAATTACAATTAACGCAATTATTTAACAGCCCCGAAAGAGCGAGCAGAGGCATTCAAATAATGTCAATGCTGATAAGAAAAAATCCTGAATTAATGCAATGTAGCCAAGCAAGTATTATCGGAGCTATGTTATACGGTGCGAGTTTAAATTTAGATTTTAGCCCTCAATTAGGACACTGTTATTTAGTGCCTTATAAGAATAAAAATGCCGGCGGTGCATCGGACGCTCAATTTCAATTAGGATACAGAGGATTAGTAGAATTAGTGCATAGGAGCGAGAGAGTAAGTGAAATTTACGCTCATTGTGTTTATAAACACGATGATTTTACAGTTGAGTTTGGATTAAGCCAAACCATTAAACACGTTCCGGACTTTAGTGTAGCAAGAAACGACAATGATATTACTTTTGTTTATGCCGTTGGAACTATTAAAGGCGGTGGCAAAGTCTTTATTATACTAAGTAGAAACGAAATTGAAGAACTTAGGAAACGTTCGCCTATGCAGAAATTTGGTATTTCCGGAGCGTGGAAAACAGACTATGCTGAAATGGCAAAAGCAAAAGCATTAAAAAGATTATGCAAATTATTACCATTATCAATTGAGTATGATTATAGAGCGTTTTCAGATGGTATTGTAGCAAAGGGAACTGATATAAAAGAGATTGAAATTGAAGAAGCTGACTACGAAGATTTAACAGATATAGAAATCGACACCGACACCGAAAACGACCTTTTAAAGACTTTAGAGCAAGAAAAAGAGCAAGAGTTAAATAACATCAAAGAAACGATATTTTAATCAATAGGAGCTTATTATGTTTGAAATAATGACAAATAAAGACGATGCTGAAAAGCAAGAACGTCGTTTATGGTTACAAGAGCGACAAAAGGGAATAGGCGGTTCGGATATAGGCACTCTTATTGGATTAAATAAATATCAAACTAATGTAGATTTATATTTCAGTAAGGTTAATCCGGTGCAAGATGACAACGGTAATAAGTTTACAAGAACCGGCAAACAATTAGAGGATTTTGTTGCGAAATGGTTTGCTCAAAAGACTAATTTAATGGTAAGAAAAGCAGAAAAAGAGAATTACACTGATTTCGACGTACCTTATTTTAAAGCGAGCGTAGATAGGTTAATTAATGAAGACACTATCTTAGAAATCAAAACAACCTCAATTAATACAGACGAGCCTTTACCTTATTGGATAGCACAACTACAATGGTATTTAGGAATACTAAACAGACCGCAAGGCGTTATAGCGTGGGTAACAATACCTCATAATTTTGATTATGACTTTTTAAATTCTAAAAATTGGACAGAGCAAGAACTCGGAATATTAAAATGTTCGCTTAAATTAGAATGGCGTGTTATTGAGAGAGACGATTATTATATTAGAGAATTACGAGAATATGCCGCTAAGTTTTGGAATAATCACGTAATCCCAAGAGTACCGCCGGAGCCTATAAATGCTTATGATGCTATGAAATTATATCCGGTGGCAGACTCTAAAAAGACACGTGAAATTTCAGATAGTTTTTTAAATACTATAAACCGTATTCAAAACGTAAAAGAAGTTATAAAAAAATATACAGCTGAAAAAGAAGATTTAGAAACCGCTTTAAAAATTTACATTCAGGATAATGAAGCACTGACTAAAAATAACAAAGTAGTTTGCACTTATAAAAATCAAACTAACAATAGAGTTGACACTGACAAATTGAAAGCAGACGGCATATATAACCAATACTTAAAAGCAAGCAATTCAAGAACATTATTAATTAAGATTTGAGAGAGTAAAATATGGAATATGAAGAATTTTTGAAAAGCAAGGTTGTAATTGCTGAAATGTTTGGTATAAATACAAATGAATTAGATTTTAATCCTAAACTTTTTCCACATCAAAAAGATATAGCAGCATTTTGTTTAGAAGGTGGCAGACGTGCAATATTTGCGAGTTTTGGACTTGGAAAAACATTTATGCAATTAGAAATTGCTAAACAGCTGATTGAAAAATATCAAAGACCTTTTTTAATTGTAATGCCTTTGGGGGTTAGTGGTGAGTTCAAAAGAGATAATATTAAATTAAGCACCGGATTAGAATTAACGTATATTACGGACACTGATAAAATAGAACATTTCAATAATCAAATCTATATAACTAATTACGACCGTGTGAGAATGGGAGATATTAACCCAGATTGTTTTATCGGAGTATCTTTTGACGAAGCAAGTATATTGCGAAATTTACAGACCGAAACAACAAATTATGTATTACAGTATTTCAAAAAATTACAATTTCGATTTATAGCAACTGCGACCCCGACACCTAACGACTTTATTGAAATTTTAAATTATGCTGACTATTTAGGAGTTATTTCAAGAGGGCACGCACTTACAAGATTTTTTCAAAGAGATTCTCAAAAAGCCGGCAACTTGAAATTATATGAAAATAAAAAAGAAGAGTTTTGGAAGTGGGTAAGCACTTGGGCAGTCTTCTTAAACGACCCGTCGGACTTAGGGTATGATGCGACTGATTATGTTTTGCCTAAATTGAATATATTTGAGCATTTAGTAAATTATGATAATGACGAAATGAAATTAGACGAATGGGGAAATCCTATTCTATTCAATAAAAATGCTAAATCATTAATTGAAAGCTCCAAAGAAAAAAGAGTATCTGTTTTAAATCGAATTGAAAAAGCAATTGAGATTGTAAATAATAATCCTGACGATAATTTTATATTGTGGCATTCATTAGAATATGAAAGAGATATTTTAGAAAAGAGATTTAAAGGCAAAAACTTTATTTCTGTTTTTGGTTCACAAAAACCCTCAATTAAAGAGCAAAGATTAATAGACTTTTCCGAAGGTAAACATCAATATTTACTTACAAAGTCTAAAATAGCAGGTTCCGGTTGTAATTTTCAAGAGAATTGTAATAATATGATATTCGTGGGTATTGATTATAAATTCAATGATTTTATTCAATCAATTCACAGATGTTACAGATTTGGACAAACTAAAGAGGTTAATGTTCATATTATTTATACTGAGCAAGAACAACATATAATGAAAACTTTATATGATAAATGGAAAAAGCATAACGAATTAAATCAAAATATGATTAAGCTGATTAAAGAGTTTGGGCTTAATTCTAATGTATTAAAATCTCAAATGAGGCGAAAAATGTTTAATGAAAATAAATGTATAAAATTAAATAACGTAGATTTGTATAATGATGACTGTGTTATAGCAACTGACAAAATAAATGATAATTCAATCCAAATGATTTTAACGTCTATTCCTTTTGGAGACCATTACGAATATTCAGATAATTATAACGATTTTGGGCATAATCACGGTAACGGAAAATTCTTTGAGCAAATGGATTTCTTGTCTCCTAAGTTATTAAGAGTATTAGAGCCCGGACGTATTTGTGCAATTCACGTTAAAGACCGTATAAGATATTCATATCAAAATGGAACGTCATTTACTACAATATCCGATTTTAGCGGACAGACTGTTCAATCATTCGAGAAACACGGATTTTTCTTAATTGGTAAAATTACAGTAACAACTGACGTAGTAGCAGAAAATAACCAAACTTACAGATTAGGCTGGACAGAGCAAACAAAGGACGGCTCTAAAATGGGAGTTGGTTTACCTGAATACGTTTTATTGTTTAGAAAACCGCCGACAAGCTCCGATAATGCTTATGCTGATAATCCGGTAGATAAATCAAAATCTGAATATACAAAGGCATTATGGCAGTTAGACGCTCATTCTTATCAAAGAAGTAACGGCAATAGATTTCTAAGTTTACAAGAACTTAAAACATTAGAGCCGAGATTTATTTATTCTAAATGGAAAGAGTTTAATAAACAAAATATATATGATTTCAAACAACACGTTTTTACTTGCGAAGAGTTGGATAAATTACGTAAACTAAGTTCTACATTTATGACGTTGCCGGTGCATTCAAACAATGATATGGTATGGACTGATATAAACCGTATGAATACACTCAATACAAACCAAGCCTTAGCGAAAAAAGAGAAACATATTTGCCCTCTCCAATTTGATATTATTGAACGCTTAATAAACAGATATTCAAAAGAAAACGAAACAATTTACGATCCGTTTGGCGGTTTATTTTCGACAGCATACAAAGCATTAGAAATGAATAGAAAAGCTATTTCAGTAGAATTAAATCCTGAATACTTTGCGAACGGTCTATTTTACATTAAATCATTATTATACAAATTATCAGTACCGACATTATTTGATTATGCTGATATAAACAAAGTTAGTTAATTAAAAGGAAAGCAACCTATGATAAACACAGATAAACAACAGGCACTGGCTAAAGAATGCCACGCTACAAATGTTAAAAATGGATTTTGGAATATTGATATACCAAGAACATTAAGACGGTTACTTATTATAACCGAAATATCGGAAGCAATTGAGGCATTGAGAAAAAACGATAATCCGGAGAAGCCAAGCCCTCAATTATATGATTTACTCTATACTGATTTAAAGACTAATAACATTACAGGATATAAGTATAAATTTGAAACTCAAATCAAAGATACATTTTTTGATGAAATTGCAGACACTTGCATAAGAATTTTTGACTATTGTGAGGGGTTAGGAATAAGATTAGATTATGGATTTGTTAATCCTATTGTTAACCCTATTACGCAAGATAATGAATTATGGGATTCTTTTTTTATTTTACTCAATTGGATAATTGAGGCTGATTTTAAAATTGCCCTATATCATTTATTCAAGATTGCCAATTATTACGATTTCGACCTAATAAAGCATATCGAACTAAAGAACGAATATAACAAAACAAGAGAATATTTACACGGAAAACAATTTTAAACTAATAAAGGAAACCAGATGAGCGATGTAGCAACATTATTACAAAATTCAAATTCTCAATTTGCTAATATTGTTATTATGGATAAATCAGATTTCGAGAACTTTGTAAGCAATTTAATCAGCGGAGTAAGTTCTCGATTTCAAACCGTAGATAATAAAATTGTAAATATGGACAAAGAATTGAATAAACTAAGAGTAGCATTAGGCAGAAAACAGATGCCGGTGCAAATTAAAGACCTTGCTAAACTTTTAGATGTAAGCCAACAAACAATACGTAATTTGATTACTAACAAAATTATTGATAGTTCTATTATCAGTAAAAGTGGAATAATTAGAATGGACTTACTAAAAGCATTAGACGAGATTGAAACAAAAGACCCGAAATTTAAAAATATAAACAAGGTCTTAGAGATTAAGAAAAATAGGTTAATCAAAAATTAGTATTTTATAGAGAGTTAATATGAAAAAGAAAATCGAAATGGACGTATTCAGAAAGCTATTTGATGATTTAAATAGTAATAGCAAGCATAACCAACCATTAAAAACGATTTAAAAGGGCTATCTTGAACGAAAAAAGCGGATACTTTGTAGCAAAAAGAAACGTATTTGATAATAAGATTTTTAGAGATTGTAAAACATATTTAGTTTACAGTGAAATCCTAAGATTAATTAGTCATAAACGATTTACTATTGAAAGCGACGGTTACAATGGTATAACATTACAAGCCGGTCAAACAATCCTGAAGTATTCTCACTTTGAAAGATGGAATATAAAAAATTATGAAGTTTCGAGAATAATTCTAAAACTAAAAGATAATAATTTATTGAATTACGAAACTAAGTATATGAAAAGCAATATAACACCACAATATACTTTAGTAACAGTTCCAAAGGATATATTTACAATCAGCAGAGAAAAACCGTTGCAACAACCAATGCAACATCAAACGCAACAACCAACTATTAATAATTACAATGACTTACAAGACGATTTGCAACAACCAATGCAACAACCAATGCAACAACCAAACGAATTACAACATATATATAATAACAAAAAGAATCTTAACAAAAAGAATAGTAACAAAAATAAAGATAAAGAAAAAATAAATAAAAAAGAAAGTTTTGAAAATTCTAATTTGGAGCAAGAAATGAAGCAATTTGATTTGAGTTTTGTAGATAGTAATTTTATTGATATTTTTAACGAGTTTATTCAATTTAGAAAAGACCTTAAAAAACCGTTTAAGACTATGCAAGGAATTAGAGGTTGCTATAATAATCTAATTGAATTAAGCAATAACAATCATGATACTGCAAAACTTATAGTTAAACAATCGATTGCAAACGAATGGCAAGGACTTTTCCCAATTAAGAATAATCAAAGCGGTTACAATCAGAAACCACGTTCAAACTATATGCCGTTGCCGGATAGTTACGACGAACCGGAAAAACCAATTAATAATATTTACAAAATGCAGAAAGCAACAAACTTTTAAGAAAACAAAAATATGGGAACTATTGAACTATTAGAAAAAGAATTTACAGACGTTCCGATTACTGAAATAAACAGTTTAGGGGAATTATCAAAATTAATCCTTGAAAAATATTCTAAAATCAGTGAATTTAAGCCCGAACTAACAGACCAAGAATATTTAGAAAAAGAACGGATTAAGATAATATCCCTTAAACATAGATTTATAGCAATAGCAAATGAAGTAACGCAAAAGAAATATATTATTGACGCTGATAATAAAGAAATAATATCAAACCTTTTTGGTTATTTTATGAATACAGAAACGGAACTAAACAAAAAGAAGTGGCTATGGATATACGGAGGTCTTGGAGTTGGAAAAACCGATATGATAAGAGCTTTTTTAAAACTTAAAGCAGAATCCAAGCCGACGTTTGAATATACATATAGCCACGTAAACCACATTATTAGAGCAATACAGAATAAAGAAAAGACAGATAGTAATTATATAAATATTCCTTGCTTATTTTTAGATGACGTTGGCACTGAGTCAAAAGAACAATCTTATTACGGGGAACGCAAGAACGCAATAGATAGAATCTTACAAGAACGGTACGATTTAAGACACCACCCGAAATTTTTAACTATAGTAACAACGAACAACACATTAAGTCAATTTGAGCAATTTGAACATTACGATAAAAGAACTATCGACAGAATACGAGAATCTTACAACTTCATTCATTTAAAAGGCAAAAATAAGCGAAATTTGAAGTAAGCCATATATTTATACCAAAAACCGAGTTTTTAAGCTCTAAAACGATTTAAACACACAAAAACATATATTTTAAAACTAACATTCAAACCGAAAAAACAGAAAAAGGAAACCATCTTATGATTTATTTAGGAATCGACCCGGATGTAGATAAATCCGGCGTCGCAATTTGGAATACAGAAACAAAGAAATTTAAGTTATTAAAAGCATTAGATTTTTTTGATGTTCTTGCATTACTCAAAACAAAACAATCCGATATGGTAATTATTGAGGCAGGCTGGTTAATCAAAAAATCAAATTTTCACTTCGCTAAAAATAAAATTATCGGCGAACGAATTGCTAAAAACGTTGGAGCTAATCACCAAATCGGCAAATTAATTGAGAAATTCTGTATTAGAGAAAATATTACTTATAGACTGATAAAACCTAAAGGCAAAATTACATCATACCAATTTGAGAAATTGACAAAGAATAAGATTAAGAACCAAGATATTATAGACAGTGCAATGTTAGTTTTTGGATATTAGAAAGGGAAAATAAATATGTCTACAGCCGTAAAAAATCAAGTCTCCATTACAATCGAGGACGTTACAGCGTTCTTTGATTATATGGAGACCTTACGAGATAAACAAGACGAATGTTCTAAAATACTTTACGCGGAATATATAACGCAAATCGATGAAAGTTATTTTGTACAAAATTTTATCCACGAAAAGTATTTAGATAAAATTCATAATATGAAAGAAACTATTTCAGATTTACGCTTTACATTAGGTAAACTTGAAAGAAATTAAACAGGGGTTAAATCCCTAACAAATAAACAATTAATTAATATGTACAATTACAAGAAAGGCAAATTTTTTTAGTTTTGAAGTTTTTTTATATTTATGATTAAATGTTAAATTTTTAAATTACTCAGCGTTTTGAAAGGACGCTTTTTTAACAAATAATCTATTTTCGCAGTTAAAATTTTATTCACTATTTAAAGAAAGGCTACTCTAATTTAGAGTAAAATTTCAATACCAATTTTGAATAAATCCCCGAAAGCTCGTTAGTAAGGGGTTTGAAAATACCATAGGCACTAAGAACAAACTAATTAATAATTTTACTCTTTATCATTTTTAGACTTAGTGCCTTTTAATAACCAATAAGAAAGAAAGATATATGCTACCCTACGCAGTGTTCATATATACCAAAGACGGCAAAATTAAGGCTTTAACTCTTGACCAAGCTAATAGTCAACACAATGATTTAATAGCAGACGGATATACTCACACAACGAGCATTGACGCTTGTTTGTGGATTGAATATTTGCATAACGATTGCAAGAAAAAAATTAAAGAAATAAAATGGTTATCAGAAATAAAGGAGAAATAAAATGGATAAATTTCAAAAAGCTTTCGACAATCACTCAACAGATGAGTGGCACAACACAGCAGGTGTTGTTATGACCTCAGACGGTTTTAATAAAGCCGTGAACTTGGTATTGTCCGAGTTTATACCCTGGTTTAATAAAAAAGACTGGGAATATAAAACTGACACTCGAATTGAGAAAATTATTTCCGATTTCCAAATTGATAGTAAAATCGGAGATATGTAATTGTATTATGAATTTCATAGAACATCATTGCGGAGAAACATATTATCCAGAGAAAGGAATCAAAATGAAAAAATTAGTAGAGTTTATAGTTGCTAATGCTGATAAATTCAAATATGATGAATATGAAAATGTTACAAATTTAGAATATTTGAATACTAATGGGAAATGGATTAGAAGTGGTTGTACAGATTTGTATTATGATTATAAGTATCGCCTCACCCCCGAACCTAAATACATACCATTTGATTATTCAGATGATTTATTAGGTATGAAGATAGTTAGTAAAGATAATACAGTAAAACAAATTATTACCAACGCATACAAGAAATCTGTCTATTGTGGAGATTACGAGATGGATTATCAAGATTTGTTTGACGATTATATTCAACTCAACGGCAAACCGTGCGGAAAGTCGAAGGTGTAGTATGTATTTCCCAATACCAAACGCAGACCCTATACTAATAAAAAACAATATCCAAGACTACATAAATCAGTTTTGGATTAGGAATAATTTTAACGGCGAACTTAAATTAACGGAGCAGGAATTTAAGAATTACTCAGAAAACTTAATTAAAGAATTGGAGAATAGCAATGTTTAAATTTAGAGGTTTTACAAAAAGCGAATTTATTGAAGGCGATTTAGTCAAAAGAGAAGGGTATTGGATATACAAAGACAATAAAGCATACAGTATCATTCCCGAATCCCTTGCAGTAACCTATACCGGATTAACCGATAAAAATGGCGTTCAAATCTTTGCAAGTTTTGAAGTTGGCGGTAAAATGTCAAAAGGGGGTGATGTGGTAGAATTGATTTATGTCGATACAAAAATGCAAGCAATAGTAAAATTTTCAAATGGTTGTTTTGAATT